GGGGGAATAAGTCAGAAACGTCCACCGTTTAGAGACAGGAACTCGAAAGTAAGTCTCATAATTGGCAGCAGTAGCTAGATTTAAAAGGGAAAGGGATTGGTGACCAGGGGTAATTACTCCATGTATAATACCAGACCTATAAATGTCAGCACCAGCATATCGAATTCTAACACCGGCGGCAACTAGCCTTATTGTGAGTAAGGGACTAGAAGCCTCAGCGAAATCGAAATCACTATTGTGATTGACAGCAGAATAATTGACGGTAAGAGCACCGCCAGTATCAAGTTGAGGCATGGTAGTGCCCCCAGGATTGGGGACATTACTATAGAGAATTAAGGGAACCATATTATCAACAGAATTGTTGTAATTGTTTGCCAATCTTCTTGGCGCAAACGCTACCTGAGAATTTCCATCAGAACCACAAGTAAATGTGGATCTTGAAAAACACTTCAATCTCCTACTTTTAAGGGAGGGGAAAGAAGGTACACAAGGTAATTCTTCAGGTATGGTGGGAAAACCCATCACAGCATTTGCAGAAGCCGCTGTGGCATCTACAAAAGAAAAAGGATTGACTAAAGCAACTGCATAAAGTCTGGCACATCGAGACATAGGGTGTCCATCACCATGGGGAACGGCGATAGGCATCCGAATCTGATCCCTAGTAACCTGAGCTGCCATTGAATTAAAAACACTACCACCCTGAGGGACCCGTCGGGGTCTAGGGTTGCGATTTCTCGCAGGCATTGGTTTTGATCCAATGGAACTCACGTATTGCTGATAACGTTTATCACGTTCAGCATTAGATACTTTCTTATTATCTAATTTTATTTTATTTTTGGCCAACCATTGGGCCTTTGTAAGAGGTCCAGGGTTGGGTTCGATTCCTTCAAGAGTTAAATCCTTCTTGTAAGGATTTAATGACAAGACTTTGGCCTTAACGACAGAAGATTGTAAATCATCATGATAGCGTTTGGCACCATCATGAATAAAAAAATAATCGTCAAATAGATCTTTAATCCCGTCATAACCCTCTGACTCATAGTACTTAACCCTCTCTCTCATGACATCAAACAAAAATTGTACTTGTTTGAGAGAAAAAGAAGGTTCAACTAACCTAGTCTTAGGAAATGTTGGGACCGATTCGTGCACTATAGTTGCCCATATTGCACAATGGAGGTCATTATTGACGTCTCTTCGAGATGTCGATTGAAATTCAAAGTTTTGCCAGGTATCTCCACATTTGACCCCTGAAGCACCAGTCCAAACAGGAATGTGCGAAGGGCCAGAGT